GTGCGCGAATGGAAGGGGTGGTGCAAAACGCCAAAGGCCCAGCAGAACGGGCAAAGGCATCCCTGAAAAACTGGAACTGTTAAAAAGGAAACATCATGTCAAACTCAGTCGCCACCGGCGTTGCTTACTCCGACCCTGAATTTACTACCTGCTATGCAAGCCAAGAATTTGGCTATAGCGCAGCGGCTCAAACTGCCGTAACGCAAGCGACTAGCAAGTCTACTGGCGTGACTGCAAACACCAGTGCCGGTCAGATTACGATGAACAACGCAGCTTTGGCTGGAGCCACTGCCGTTTCGTTTGTTCTGACCAACAGCACGATTAGCGCCAAGGACACAATGATTGTGAACGTCGGAAGCAATACCACTGGTAGTGCCGCTGGTGCGTATGTTGTTTATGTGTCTTACATGGTTGCTGGTTCTGCTTTGATTACGCTGCGAAACCTGACTGCTGCTACTTCATACTCTGAGGCAGTAGTGCTCAACTTTTCAATCATTCACAACGTTTAATGTTCCCCGGCCAAAACCTGATTAGCCAGATGCTGCCTGCCAGCAGGGATATACGCCAATTCCAGCAGCAAATGCAGCAACAGCAACAGATGGGTGGCGGCAGTTATCAAAACTCTGTAAATCCTGATTACGGTAGACCAGCTGGCCCAGATGCACTCGGGTTAGGCCCAGCGCAAGACAGGTCTAATTGGCGTGATGCTCTAAACAGTATGCCGCCTGCCCTGAGTTTTGGCCTGGGCATGGTTCCAGGCATTGGCACAGCGTTAGGTCTTGCAAGAGCAGCCAATTACGGGCTATCTCAACAAGAAGCGGCACAGCTTGCCCCAAGTCGTGACATGAGAGAACAGGCGCAAGATAAATTCCGAGCAAGTGAAATCAGTGCTGGCAATGGTTACGGTGGTTTTGGCGGTGATACAGGCGGTGCGGACACAATGGGTTTTGGTGGAGAGTATTCTCACGGTGGCAGGGTACAGTTGAAAGACTTGATACAGCCAGGCCCAGGCAAAGATGATGGCTACGGTGGCCTGCAAGATGGCGAGTACGTCATCAAGAAAGATGCTGTCAAGAAGTACGGCATCAAGATGCTGGAAAACATCAACCAGCGCAAAGTATCAAAGAAACAAGTAAGCAACTTCTTCAAGAATCATGGCTGATAACCGCCTGAGTACGTTTTTGCCCAACCGCAGCGTCATGGGCGCAAAAATGTTGCAGCGTCCAGCAGACCCTTACCTGCGCCAACAAGCACCCGAGGTTTATGGCGCATTGTCTGGATTGATGGGAACAGCACCAGACCAGCAGGGCAGCGTATTAGACCCAAACACCGCAAGAGCAAGAGCAGGCGCTGAGATAGGGTTCCCGCTTGGCACAGCACTACAGATGATGCCTTTTGCCAAACCAGCAGCCGCAGGAGTCAAAGCATTAGGCCCGACAGCTGGGCGCATGGCAGAGGGCTATTTGCAGCGACAAGGCTTGATGCTGAACGCCAAAGAGCCAGGAATGTCTTTAGCTGGCATGATGGACAACCCAGAAACGTTGTTAACTTCAATTACAGAACAAAAAGTGCTTTCTGCTCAAGCAAAGGCAATGAAAAGCAAAGCATTTTTGGATTTATCAACTAAAGAAAAAACGCAAGCATTAGATTCAGTCAGAGCAAAAATTGAAAAAACTGGCATTGTTAGAAAGAAATCTAATTTAATGGATGTTATGAATGGTGAAGAAGACATTGCCAATTCAATTTTGACAAATCCAGCATTTAAGATGACTGGAGTAATTCCTAGATCAGTGGTTGATGATGCATTGTTAACCAGAACCAGAATGAAAGCAGAACCAGCAACAACACCTGGTGCTAATGCAAGTAATAAAGAATGGAAAGCATGGGGAGAAAAACACGGCGTAAACATGACGCTGACTGAGCCAAAATCTTTGGGGATTACTGATCTGACTAGCAAACGTGAAGTTCAGATACCAGGTGGGCTTGAAGGCACATTCACAATTCCTGATATGTTTTGGATGAAAGCTAACAATATTGATCCAGCATCACTGCCAAAAGAAACCCACGATGCGTTGATGAAAAAATTGATACGGACGCACAAAGTAGAAACCCCAGATCAAGTTGACGTTTTCAATCGGTTAAATTTTGCTTTGCTGTCTCCTAATGCACCGCTAACCCCCAATGAGTTTTTGGCTCAGCGTATGCGATTGACCAACATGGATGAGTTGCAGGCATTGGCTGGCCGAGTTGATGAGCCTGGGCTAAGTAGGACAGCACAAGAACAAACAGGGGTGCAAGCTGCGGCTCGAGGCGGGATGGGCGTGTTGGGTACTGCCGATCTAGGCAACCAGGCAATGCTGGCAAAGTTGATTTTGGATAAGCCCGAGATGTTCCAGATGGCTCCTGGCGAAACAATGCGCGATGTGACCATCAGGGTAATGAATCAAGTGCCTGGGCTAGGCCCAAAAACAGCATCACTTGGAACCCCTTGGTTAAATTTGGAAAAGGCCAATACGTCAGCAGTTGACCTGCATATGATAAGAAATTCGTATGAGAGGATGTTGGATGACCCGCTGGTTGGTAAAGCGTTTACGCAGCGCATGGCTGATAAACTGGGAGTAGAACCCACCTCCAAATCTATTTTGGATGTTCCAGAAAAGGTTCGCGAAGCGGCGGCAATTGATGTGATTGGCGGTTCATCATTGGCAAAAACATATCGGACAAAATCTGGTGAATTGAATGCAATTCCAGACATTGCAACGCCTGACAAATTGGCGTATGAGCCAAAACAAATACAGGATTTCAACCCGTTTTACAAACGAGTGGTTGACTATGTAGATGAGTCCAGGGGTATGAACCCCGAATTGGAGTTGTTCCCAGAGCAGTGGCGCAAATGGGACATTTACCGCCAGCGAATAGAACCCCATGAGTTTGCCCATCCTGATTACAGATTATTGCCAAGGCAGTCTTGGACAGAAATGCGTGATGCCTTAACTGCTCACAAGCAAGCTGGTTACACACAAGCTGATAATCCAGTAATGGCTCCAACTGATTGGCGCAAGCTGTATTACGGCAGCATTCCTCCAATTGGGGCAATTGGTGTTGGTGCTGCAATGCAAGACCAGCAGCAGAACAGTCTTAATTCATTCATTCAATGATTTCCCCTATATAAAATGATTGAGCATGAAGTTACCTTTGAAAAGCAACGCCTGGTTGAAAGCACCAGCGGGTTAGGCTTGCCCCACGAACAGATAGCTATATTGGTTGGGATAGACGATAAGACGCTCCGCAAGCACTACCGCACTGAGTTAGACCTGGGCAAAGCCAAAGCAAATGGGCAGATAGCCCGGACACTGTTTGACAAGGCAACCAGCGGCGACACCACGGCATTGATCTGGTGGACAAAGACCCAGCTGCGGTGGGCCGAGACTGTCAAGCAAGAGATCACGGGCAAGGACGGTGAAGCGCTCCAAGGCATCCAGGTAACCTTTGTAAAGCCTAATGACTGACGTCAAAGCAGAATTCCCTCTTAAGCTGCAAAGCCTGTTCCAGCGCAGTCGGTACAAGGTCTGCTACGGCGGCAGGGGCGGTGCTAAGTCTTGGGGGATAGCTAGAGCGCTGCTGATTAAAGGGGCCAAGGAACCAATCCGCATACTCTGCGCCCGTGAGTACCAGACCAGCATCAAAGACAGCGTACACAAGCTACTGTGCGACCAGATAGAGGCGCTAAACCTACACAGCTTCTACGAGATTACCCAGGCCAGCATCAGAGGCTCTAACGGCACTGAGTTTGCATTTGCTGGTCTAAAGAACAACATCAGCAACATAAAAAGTTTTGAGGGAGTGGATATTTGTTGGGTAGAGGAAGGAAGCACGGTCAGCCGCCTATCTTGGAACGTGTTGATTCCAACTATTCGCAAAGAAGGCAGCGAGATCTGGGTTAGCTTTAACCCCGAACTTGAGACAGACGAGACTTACCAGCGCTTTGTGGTCAAGCCACCTGATGACTGCATCCAGATTAAGGTGAACTGGTCAGACAACCCTTGGTTTCCTGAAACGCTACGGTTGGAAAAGGATTCGCTCAAGCAAAGGGATGAAGAATCGTATAACCAGGTTTGGGAAGGTTTGTGCCGCCAGACGGT